AAGCAAAGGCACAAGGAAATGATGCAGAGGGAAAAGGAGTTCGAGGAGTTTCTTGCCAAGGAAAAGAAAAAGCTGGGGGACCGAGCACATAAATAACCTAAAGCGGCAGGGCGAAAGCCCTGCTGTATCTTTGCTTTTATGCCCGGTAAAGTAGTATAATAATGTGTATGAATTTTATCTATCAATAAGCAAAGGAGCAAAGCATTGAGAGAGTACAGCGATTACATCGAAACGACACGCAGTTACTTGAAACGATATAATCAATTCAAGGTTACGATTGCCAACCTGAACGATGACATTGATGCTATGGAACACGCTATCGAAGAAGATGTTGCAGCTCCTATCGCAAATTACGGCGGAATGCCAGGCGGTGGCACTCCGGAACTGAACACGGTGGAGGCAGCAGCCGAGCGCCACAACAAGATGAAGGACATGATCCACAAGGACAGGGAGAGCATTCAGAACATCGAGCGCATCCTGCGGAAGGTGGACAGGGCCATTACCGAACTGAAACCGGATGACCAGTTCCTTATCAAAGGGCACTTCATCGACCATCGAAGCTGGGGAGAGCTTAGCGCCGAGAAGTTTTTCACAGAAAAGTGGGCAAGAGAACGGTCAAGAAAGGCAATCAAGCAGATGGCCTTCATGTTATTCGGCAGCAGGGCAATGCCGGAACAACAAAATCTATTTGTATTTTTTGAATGAGCGCAGGGGAGAAAATCCCCTGTTTTTTATTGTGGATATTGTGGGTTATTCTGTGGATAATCGCCGAAGGAAAAAGCGTGGCATTTTAGTGTCTGTTTAGGTTTATTTTTCCAGCAATTTTCGGGAAATAATCATGGGCCTAATGGTGCGTTTTTTGGCTCCATTATGTGCGATAATAGTAACATCGAAAATTGAAAAACGAGGTACGCAACACCGATGATTTCATTGGTGTTTTTCTTTTGCCTTTTGAAGGAGGTGGCGGAAGATGTGAAAAAAAAGAATAAGTTGACGGCGAAGCAGAAAGCGTTTGTCAATTACTACATTGAGACTGGAAACGCTTGTGAGGCGGCTCGAAGGGCTGGATACAAGCCGGGGAGTGTAAAAGATGCTCCGAACTGGCTAAACCCCAAGAAACCCCAATTCAAGCCAGCATTGGCCGCTGCCATCAACGCCAAGATGAAGGAAAGGGAAAAGAAAAGCATCGCCAGCGCCGATGAAGTCCTTACCTACCTGACCAGCGTGCTGAGAGGCGAGGCCAAGGATGAACAGATTGTAGTCCTGGGGACAGGCGAAGGCAAGAGCAAGGCTGTGAGGATGGAAGTGAGAGCTCCCACTAAAGACCGGCTCAAGGCTGGGGAGCAACTCCTTAAACGCTACCCAGCAGAGCTTGACAAGGCCGAGCAGAAAGCCCGCATCAAGAAGCTGGAAGCTGACCTCAAAGCTATGGAGGACGAACAGGCGGCAGCTAACGATGATGTGGTAATTGTGGACGATTGGATGTGTGAGAATGGCAACGAAAATACATCTTCCTGATATAGTGGCCGCCCACTTCAAGGATGTTCACCTGGACATCCACCGACATGGCCATACCTACTATTGGGAGGAAGGTGGCCGAGGCTCCACAAAGTCATCCCACATAAGCATTGAAATCCCTCTGCTGCTGCTGAAAAATCCGCAGTGCCATGCGGTCATCCTTCGCAAGGTGGGGAACACCATCAAAAACAGTGTCTATCCTCAGATGCAATGGGCCATCGACAAGCTGGGGCTGACCAGCAAGTTCCGGTTTAAGACAAGCCCCCACGAAATCACGTATAAGAGGACAGGGCAGAAAATCCTGTTTATGGGCGTGGATGATCCGCAGAAAATAAAGTCGATAAAATTGCCTTTTGGCTACATTGCCATAGCGTGGTTTGAGGAACTTGACCAGTTCGATGGCATCGAGGAAATTCGAAACCTCAACCAGTCATTGCTGCGTGGCGGTGCTGAGTATTGGGAGTTCTGCTCTTTTAACCCGCCGAAAAGCCAAAATAACTGGGTAAACGAGGAAAAGCTGATTGATGATCCTGACCGGCTTATCCATCACTCAGATTATCGTGGCGTGCCGAAAGAGTGGCTAGGCCAGCGCTTCTTTGATGAAGCTGAAAAGCTCAAAGCCAAGAACCTGCGTTCCTACGAGCACGAGTATCTGGGGCACGTTACCGGCACAGGCGGGGCGGTATTCGAGAATGTGGAAGATATGGCCATGACGGATGAGATGGTGGCCGACTTCGACCGCATCTACTATGGCCTTGACTATGGTTTTGCGGTGGATCCGCTGGCTTTTGTCTGTATGCACTACGACAGCAAGCATGAGGCTCTTTATATCTTCGATGAGATTTATCAGCAGAAGCTGACCAACAAGCGGGCTGTGGAGCTCATCAAGCCAAAGGCAGAATTCAGGCGAGTGATTGCCGATTCTGCTGAGCCTAAATCAATCGCTGAGATGCGAGGTATGGGGCTTAACATCATCGGTGCCAGGAAAGGGCCTGACTCAGTTGATTATGGCATGAAGTGGCTGCAGGGCAGGGCAAAAATCTACATCGACAAGCGCAGGTGCCCGAACACCTACAAAGAGTTTGTCATGTATGAGTACGAGCGGAACCGGCAGGGGCAATTCATCAGCGCCTACCCAGACGCTAACAACCATGCTATTGATGCCACCCGCTATGGCTTATCGGAAGTCATGAGGGCAGGCGGCATGAGTATCTTCAAGTAAAGGAGGTGTAAAAATGGAAATTGAAGTGGCAAAGAAGCTAATCAACAAGTACCTGCAGGGGCACGCTGATTTCATGATGAGGGCGGCCGAGGGCGAACGGTATTATCGAGTCAAGAACGACATCATATACCGCCCGCCGAAGCACCTGGACAAGGACAAGGCGGACAATCCCCTTCGCAGTGCTGATAATAAAATCCCCTTCTCGTTTTACCAGCTTTTGGTCAATCAGAAGGCAGGATATATGTTCACGGCTCCACCGTTGTTCGATGTGGGCAATGATGGGCTGAACAAGGTCATAGCGGAAACGCTGGGCGATAGATACCCGCAGAAGGTCAAGGAGCTTTGTGTCAACGCCAGTAACGCTGGTGTTGCATGGCTTCACTACTGGCAGGATGATGAGGGCTTCCAATATGGCGTGGTGCCCAGCTATCAGATTGTCCCGGTATGGTCCCGCAAGCTCGATAAGAAGCTGCTGGCGGTGCTGAGAGTCTACAAGGACTATGACGATGTGGGCGATGAATGGGATGTGTACGAATATTGGACGGACACGGCCTGTGAAACATTCCGCAAGCGCGGCAATGATGATATTGATGGCCTGACCTATTACCCGATGTTCACGGACTTCTATTGTGCCGGGCTGACCGATGCAGAAAATCGGATGGTGCACAATTGGGGGCGGGTGCCGTTCATCCCCTTCTTGAACAACAACATAGCGACGAGAGACCTTGATGCAGTGAAGCACCTTATCGACACCTATGACAAAACCTTTTCGGGCTTTGTGGACGATTTGGAGGACATACAGGAAGTTATCCTCGTGCTTACCAACTACGGTGGGCAGGACATGGGGCAATTCCTCAGTGACCTCAAATATTACAAGTCGATTCAGGTGCAGTCGGCTGGCGATGGCGATAAGAGCGGTGTTTCTACCCTCAATATTGACATTCCGGTTGAGGCCAGGGATAAACTGCTGGAGCTCACCCGCAAGGCCATCTTTGATACTGGCCAAGGGATAGATCCGCAGCAGCAGGGCCTTGACTCTACGAGTGGCGAGGCTATGAAGTTCCTTTATGCACTGCTTGAAATCAAGGCAGGGCTCATGGAAACCGAATTCCGCATAGGCTTAGGCGAGCTGGTAAGGGCCATCTGCCGGAGCCATGGGCAGGAAGCCAAGCAGATTATCCAGACATGGACACGCACGAGCATCCGGAATGATGCCGAACTTGCTGAGATGTGTTCCAATAGCGTCGGGATCATCTCCAAGAAAACCATCCTCAAAAATCATCCATTCGTGGAAGATGCCGAAAAGGAAGCCGAGCAGCTCGAAAAAGAGAAGCAGGCCGATATGGAGGCTGCCAATATCTACGGCAATGACCTGCCGAATGATAAGGATGATGATGCAGGGGAAGGAGGTGACGATGCCGATGTATGAGTTGCTTTGTGAGTATGCCAAGAGATTCGGGAAGGATTTCCCCATCTCGAAGGTAATGCAGAATTCCAATGAAAGCGGTGTTATCCAGATGCTCCAGCACTGCCTTAGCACCAACACTCCCATGGATACTGGCGGCGGTAAGAAGAATGCTGCTGGTAAAAAATGAAACTCTGATGGTGGCTAGGTTACCACCGAAAAAACCGGATAGGAGAGAAAAGAAATCATGACAATCAAAGAATTGCTGAAAAATATCGGTGTTGCGGATGACAAGATGGATGAGGCTGAAAAGGCCGTGAAATCCTTCCTTGATGGGGACTTTGTAACGAAAGCCCGCTTCAACGAAGTGAACGAGGGCAAGAAGTCGCTGACCGACCAGTTGGCCGAGCGTGACAAGCAGCTTACCGCCTTGAAGAAATCCGCTGGGGACAATGAAGGGCTCAAGAAAGAGATTGAAGCCCTCCAGTCAGCAAATAAGCAGCAGAAAGCCGAGTTCGAAGCTCAGGCCAAGGCTTTGAAGATTGACACTGCTGTCAAACTGGCCATTGCTGACTCTGCCCAGGACACCGATATTGTGGCCGGCCTTATCGATAAGGCAAAACTCATCTTAGGTGACGATGGAAAAGTCACTGGATTGACTGAGCAGGTTGAAGCCTTGAAGAAGGACAAGAGCTTCCTTTTCAAGACCACCCAGCAGGCCAATCCGAATTATAGCCCGAATGGTGGCGGCAATGGTACGCCTGCCGCCAATCCGTTCAAGAAGGAAAGCTTCAATTTGACGGAGCAGGGCAAAATGTTCAGAGAAAATCCCGAACAGGCACGCGCTATGGCTGCCGAGGCGGGTGTGACGATTTAAGGAGGATTAAATAATGGGTACTACTTTAGCAGATGTTATCGTTCCTGAGCTCTTTACGCCGTACACGGTGCAGAAGACCATGGAACTGTCCGCATTGTTCAATAGCGGCATTGTGGCTCACTCTCCGGAGTTTGACCGACTGGCGAGCGAAGCCGCCCCGGTTCATAATATGCCGTTCTTCGAGGATCTGACTGGTGATTCCGAGAATGTGGTGGAAGGCGCTGACCTGACCGCTGCCAAGATTACCAGCAAGAAAGATGTTTCTACGACCATTCGCCGTGCCAAGGCATGGAGTGCCACGGACCTTTCCGCAGCGCTGGCAGGTAAAGATCCGATGGCAGCGATTGGCTCCCTCGTGGCCGGCTTCTGGGCCCGCGATATGCAGAAAGAGCTTATCAATATGCTCAATGGTGTGTTTGGCTCCTACACTGAGGGCGAAGGTGGCAGTGCTACCACGGTAACCCCGATGGAAGACCACATCCTTGATATTTCCGGTGGCTCCGGCAATGCGGCCAAGATTTCCGCATCTGCTTTCATCGACGCCTGCCAGCTCCTGGGCGATGCGCAGGGCCAGCTCACTGCAGTGGCAATGCATTCCGCAACGAAAGCATACCTCAAGAAACAGAACCTCATTCAGACGGAACGCGATTCCACGAGCGTGGAATTTGATACGTACCAGGGCCGCCGCGTTATCGTCGATGATGGCTGCCCGGTAGCAGAGGGCGTTTACACGACCTATCTGTTCGGTCAGGGCGCTATCGCATACGGCAACGGCTCCCCCGAGGGCTTTGTGCCGACTGAAATTGACCGCGACAAGCGCAAAGGTTCCGGCGTTGATTACCTCATCAACCGCAAGACCTTTATCCTGCACCCGCGTGGAATTAAGTTCACGAACCTTGTTCGCGCCAACACGGAAACTGTAAGCCGTGCAGAGCTGGCTAATGCCAAGAACTGGCAGCGTGTCTATGAGCCGAAAGCCATCCGCATGGTATGCTTCAAGCATAAAATCTGATAGGAGACTGATGAGCCATGAGCAGTGACGAAAAATATTGGGCAGACAGAGCCATAAAGCGCGAAGCCTACTGGAATAAACAGTGCCGCGAAGTAATTGAAAAACGCCTGGCAAGCCAATATAACAAGACTGCTCGAAGCATCATGCAAGATATTGCCGCCTTGTATGGTCAGTTTGCAGACGAAAACGGCCTGAGCATCAAAGAAGCCACGGCGCTCATCCGAGGGAAGGAGTTCCGGGAGTGGAGAATGAGCCTTGAAGAATATGCTGCCCTTGCTGAGAAGGACAATGCAGTGCTGAAGGAGCTCAACACTCTGGCCATGCGGTCACGCATTACCCGACTGGAGAAGCTCTACGGCGATACGCTGAAGGAGCTTTACAAGCTGGGCAAGGCCACGGATAAGAGCATCACGGCTTTTCTGGGCGAGGCGTACAAGGACAATTATTATAAGAGCCTGTATGAGATAGGGAAAACCGCAGGGATTCAAGGCGCTATTTCAGCGGTCAACACAAAGACGCTGGAGGGCGTGCTGAGAACACCATGGAGCGGGAAGAACTATTCTGAACGGATATGGGACAATTCCCGGAAGCTGGCCGGCACGTTAAGAGATACGATGTCAGCGGGCATTCATAGGGGGCTGTCAATTCCGAAACTATCCCAGATGGTGCAAGAACGTATGGGAGTAGGCGAGCATGAAGCCACTAGGCTAGTACGGACCGAATTGAACTATGTTCATAACCAAGCAAACATTGCCAGCTTGAAAGATAGCGGCTTCCGGTATTACAAGTTCGTGGCCACGCTCGACAAGAGAACATCCAGTATGTGCAGAAATCGTGATGGCGAGATAATCCCCATCGAGGACGCTGCTGCTGGAAGGAGCCTGCCACCACTACACCCTCACTGCCGCAGTACCATTGTGGGCAGTCTGGGCGAGGGAAAAGGCGGGCAGAAAGGCACACGAATAGCGCGGGATGGCAAAGGAAATAAGGTTTATGTCCCGAAGCAGATGACCTACAAAGATTACAAGGCCGTTTATATCGATCAGTCGAAAAGTATTGACCAATGGGCAAAAGAAGCAGGACTTGCCGGAAACCTGGCGAAGTATACACCAAAAGTAGCTGGTAAACTCCCAGATAATGGTGGTATAATTGAGCCAACAAAGGAAGTGGAACACAGTGAAGCCTACAACGAGCTCATGAAGAATATGAGCGGGAACAAAGTGGAGGCCGTACCTGTGAACCGCCTGCCTAACCAGCTAAGCAGCCAAGAGATAATTGAGCGCCTAGCCGGAGGGGACCGGACGAAAGGTTCCTGCTCATCACTGGCTTTTGCCTACATCGCCAATCGGCACCAGTTGGATGTACTGGACTTTAGAGGCGGAAGAAGCCAGGAAGCGTTTAGCATGAACTACAATATCCGCAAGATGGCCAATCTCTTGAATGTCAAGTCTGACATAGCCATGGTCAAGGCGGAAGCTAGGGGCGCTGCCGATTACTTGCTGTCTGATAAAATCAGATACGACAAGGAATATTATCTGGCAGTTGGCAGACACGCCGCAATCATCCGCAAGACCGAACGCGGCCTTGAATATCTCGAACTGCAATCCGGCAGGCAAAACGGCTGGATGCCATTTGACAGGTTTGGGAGCGTGGAGAACACGCTGAGGCGGCGTTTCGGCTGCCGAGTAACCGTAGACAGGTCACATGGCAAGGTTTGGGAAAAGAAAGTGATTGTCATGGATGTTGACAGTTTTGCCGATTGTGATGAGTTCGCGGAACTTATGAAATACATCAACACTGCGAAGGATAAGCAAAAGAAAGGGGACGGTGGTTTTGAAAAGTAACTTTTACAAAGAAAACCCCACAGATAAGATTTGGTGGGTGGATAACCCTGAGCAAGTCGGCGTGTGGGAGTTCAGCTTTGATAAAAAGAAGATCTTCAACCTGTTCCAGGACTATCCGCACAAGCTGACACCTGAGCAGAAAAAGATTTTCGATAAGGAAAACCCGGACTGGAAAGAATATTTTTCTGACCGGGCCACCGCGTAACTGAATAACAAAGTAAGCACTTTACAGAAAACGTGAAGTGCTTTTCTTATACCCATTTTTCAGAAAGGAGGCCATGAAGTGGCTTATATTGCCGCGGATGCAGCGGTGACACGCATCATTGCCACCGCCAAGACACTGCTGGGCGATACCGGCAGCGATAAAGATGCCATCTATCAGATTTACGCTGAGAAGCTGGTCATGGATGTCCTGGACTACTGCAATAGGGATGACTTCCCGGAGGCGCTGGTTTATACCTGCACGGATTTGCTGGTAAAGCGTGAGCAGGATAACTCCAGCGATACGAAGGGGCTGAAATCCATCAAGATGGATGACACAGAATTCCAGTTCAATGTGGCCACGGCCACCGCTGGAACTGCTGCCGATGCCGATTTTGCGACCATCCGCAACAAGCTCAACCTTTACCGGAAGATTGGGGGATGGGGATGATGCCGAACTACTCACAGTTGAAGGGCCTGCTCCATAGGATCATGTATCTGGACACCGCCAATGTATATCGGTTATCGCCGATACAAGCTGATGACGGTTCAGATGATTACGATGATGCCGAGACTGCCGTTTACGAGGCTATGCCCTGCAAATTATCACAGTATGGTAAGGAGCTGGGGCAAGACCTGACAGACAGGGCGGTCAAGCTGACTATCAACCTGCGAGTGTGTTGCTCTCCTGAGTATGAGATAAGAGAAAACGACATTTTGGATATTACCCATAACGGCCAGCACTTTATCGCGAGGGCGGGCAAGCGCTTTATCTATCCCACACATCAGGAGATACCTGTGAAGCAGGAGAAGGAGGCAGGCAATGGGCATGACGATTGACGGCCTCGAGGCTCTGCAAAAGAAGCTGGAGGACATGGCGAGGAAAACGCCTGCTGCCGGGGCTAAATTTCTTGCTCAGGAGGGCGAACTGCTCAGGGGGCGGGCGGCAGAAAATACGCCAGTCGATACCGGGCACTTGCGCAATAGCTGGAAGATGCAGCAAGTAAGCCCATCAAGGGTGGAAGTTACAAACAATGTGGAATATGCGGCTCATGTCGAGTATGGCCACAGGGTAAAGATTCATGGAAAATTCACTGGCAAGGTAGTGCCGGGGGATAAGATGCTGCATAGAGCAGTAGACGAAACCAAAGCCAACTTTATCGAGGATGCATCTGAGATATTAGGGGGGATTATGCGGTGATAACGGCTAAGGAACTGAGAGAAGCCATCACAACGATGTTGAAGTCAAACTTCCCTACCTACAAAGTGCATTTTGAGAATGTGGAACAGGCAAAGGCTAGTTACTTCTATGTGGAACTGACACCCAGCAGGAGAACTGTGGACGATGTTTATTATGACCGTTCCATCGGGATTGACCTGCAGCTTGTGCTTCTGCCGGACTGCAGGGGGCGCGTGAAGCGTTCTTTGCTCTATGATGCCATTGACACGCTGGACATGGCTATGCGGCCTGTCCTGCAGGTCAAAGATAGGTTTATAACCATCATGGGCACCAGCAGCGTTATTGTTGATGAGGTCCTGCACTATGAGTTTTCTCTGGACTTTGCTGACTTCATGCCAGTGGAGCGTGGAGAGCTTATGCAGGAATTGTATTTGAATGGATTTACGGAACTGGATGAGGAGGAATAAAGTATATGGCTGAATTAGGTTTGCCGGAAGTCATTATCGACTTCAAGACGAAATCTGTTAGCGCAATTCAGCGCAGTGCTCGTGGTATTGTAGCGATGCTCCTGAAGAACGAGAGCACCAACACGAGCAAGTTTTATAAGATTGTGGACAGCACCGATGTTCCCGAGACGGAACTGACTGCCCATAATGTGGATCTGGTAAAGAAATGTTTGCTGGGCACACCGGCAAAGATTTTACTCTACACTCTGCCGCTCGATAGCGTGACGATTCCCGAGCCTGTTGAGGGCGAGGAACCGGTAGCGCGCATCACGCAGGCCACCATCTTGAAACAGCTCAGGGTGGTTAAATGGAATTACATCTGCCATCCTACTGCTACCACGCAGGAGATGACCGACCTTTCCACCTGGGTGAAATCCCAGCGCACCACTTACCGCAAGACCTTCAAGGCCGTTGTTGCTCACGAGCCCGCAGATAACATGGGCGTGACCAACCTTACCACGGACCATATCCGCGTAATCAATCCTGCATACACGGATGCGCTGAACCTTGCGGGCGGCGATAAAACGCAGGTACCGGACACGATTCCGCAGTATATCACTTATACTGCAGCCGAATATACCGCCCGCATTGCCGGTATTTTGGCAGGGCTGGCGCTTGACCGTTCCGCTACCTATTACGAGCTCCCCGAAGTTGTGGACTGCGATACCTATGAGGATATCGATGCAGCTATCGACAACGGCGAGCTTTGCCTGTTCGATGAACTCGACAACAACGGCGTAAAGATTGCACGAGCTTGCAACTCCTTGCACACGTTTACCACGGACGTGGGGGAAGACTTCCGTTATATTAAGATCGTCGAGGCAGTCGATATGATTACGGATGATATTCGTGACACCTTCAAAAACCGCTATGTCGGCAAGATTATCAACGATTACGACCACAAGATGCTCTTTATCGGTGCCATCCTGGTATACTTCCGCGGGTTGAAAGGCAACGTGCTGGATGCCAGCGAAACGGCAGTCAATACCGTGGACATCGATGAAGCAGCACAGGCTGATTACATCACTCTGCATGGCCTTGATAAGCCCGCTGACCTGACTGTTCAGCAGATTCGCGAATATAACACCGGTACGAAGGTTTATTTGACCGGCCGTGTTACTCCGGTAAACGCGATGGAAGACCTGAAGATTACTTTCTTGATGTGATGAGGAGGTTTTAGAGTATGCCAAGAGCTAAAGAAGATATTCAGTACCGTGGGCGCCGCCGCTGGAACGGCTCCCATGGTAAAGTATGGTGGGATGGCCTGCTGCTGTTTGAAATCAGCAAATTCGAGGCCAAGGTTACTGCCGACCGTGAAGATGTGCTGATTGGTAATTCCAAGGATTCGAAGATTGTTTCCTTGACTGGCGAAGGTTCATTCACCATCAAGAGCGTTATCAATCGCAACATCAACCAGTATCTGGAGGAATGGAAAAACGGCCATGATCCGCGTGCCAACCTCGTCGGCTTGATTGACGATCCAGATGCAGTGGATGGCCAGAAGGAGCGCTGCTCCATTGATAACGTTTGGTTCAATGAGTTGATGCTCATGAACTTCGAAAAAGGCCAGGTAGTCGAGAAAGAGTTCCCCTTCGGCTTTACTCCGGAGGATGCAAACTTCGTCGAGACTGTATCTTAATATGTGTTGTGAGGGGGCAGGGTAACACCTGCTCCTTTTGATTGGAGGAATTATAATGGCTGCTATTTCCGTTAATGACCTGATTCAGAAAAAAGAAGCGATTGAAGCTTCGAAGAAGGCAAAATATGACATTGAGACCAGCGCAGGCACGATGACTGTGAAACTGCCGACTCGTGCTTTTATCCTCGAGGCTATGGCTCTGGAAGATCCGGATGCTTATATCATCGTCAACAACGTGGTTGAGCCGGATTTGAAGGACAGCAAGCTCCTGAAAGCGTACGGCTGCATGGAACCCACGGACATCGTGGACAAAATCTTTGAAGCTGGCGAAGTCGGTGCCATTTCGTTGCACATCATGAAGCTGGCAGGCAACCGTAAAAACATTCGTTCCGAGGTGCATGAAGAAGTAAAAAACTAATCCACGAGAATTGGGAGGCGGAAACTGCTGCCTTCTTACTTCTCAAAGGACATAAACTGGATTATTTCTTCAGCCTATCGGAAGTTGAAAAGGTTTTTGCTTATACGGCAATGACCGAAGAAAAGAAGCAGGAGCATGAGAAATTCAAAGCGCTTGCGCAAATTGTAGCTGGAGGGCGGCTTAAGCTATGAGCGAAAATCAAAATATGACGCTGACCGCGGTATTAGATTTTAAAGACCGCCTGTCAGCAAAGATAAAATCGGTAAACTCCAGCCTTAATGGGGTAAGGTCAAGCACTGAGCGGGTAGATATGTCCGTGAAGGGCATCCAGCAGAGCATGGCCACGGCAGGGAAATCTGCTTTGTCTATGTCGAAGGATGTGGACAAGGCGAGGGCATCCCTGGAGGGTGTGCGTGGGAGCTATAGGGCTACCGTAGGGCTGAATGACAATGCCAGCAGCAAAGTCAGACAGGTAAGGGAAGGACTCGAGAGCTTCCGGGGAAAAGTCTACACGGCCACAGTGAACATCAAGCAGAACGGCATGGAGAAGCTGAACGGCTTGAAAAACTCCATGTCCAGCATGGCCAGCGGTGCCATGATGGGGCTGCCTATGCAGATGGCTGGGGCGGCTGGTATCGGCTTAGGCATATATGATGCCGTGAAGTCTTACATGGACTTCGAGCAGGAAATGGGCAATGTGGCTGCTATTTCAGGGGCCACAGGAGCTGCGTTTGATGCATTGACTGCTAAAGCTCAGCAGATGGGCGCCAGCACGATGTTCACGGCCAAGCAGTCGGCGGAGGCTTTCAAGTACATGGCCATGGCAGGCTGGAGCACTGAGCAGATGCTGGGCGGCATTGATGGCGTCATGAACCTTGCGGCTGCATCTGGCGAAGACCTGGGGCGTGTGTCAGACATCGTGACCGATGCTTTGACTGCGTTCGGGCTTCAGGCTAATCAGGCAGGACACTTTGCTGATGTTTTGGCCAAGGCTTCCAGTAAGTCAAATACCAATGTCAGCATGATGGGCATGACTTTCAAATATGTTGCTCCTTTGGCTGGTGCACTGAAGTATTCCGTTGAAGATGTGGCAACCTCTATCGGCTTGATGGCCAATGCTGGTATCAAGGGCGAGCAGGCAGGTACTTCCTTGCGTGCTATCATGACCAGATTAACGACACCGCCAAAACAGGCTGGTGCCGCTATGGACCAGTTAGGCATCAAGATGCAGCACGCGGATGGCTCAATGAAATCATGGATGGAAACCATGGTGGACTTGAGAAAAGCCTTTGCGGGCTTAGGCGATGCTGACAAGGCTAAATTCGCCAGCATGATCGCCGGGCAAGAAGCAATGTCGGGCTTTTTGGCCATGGTCAATGCTTCAGACGATGACTTCCAGAAGCTCACAAGCGAAATCCGCAATGCAGATGGCGCTGCTAAAGAGATGGCTGATAGGCGTATGGATAACCTGGCAGGCGATTTGACCTACTTATCCAGCGCATGGGACGGCCTGACTCAGAAAATCATGAAAAGCAGCGGCGCCGCTGGTGGTTTGCGTAGTGTTGTCCAAGGCGTGAAGGGCTTGATGGAGAACTTCACTACTGCCATGGATAAAGGCTTCGGCTTCGCAGTGTTTGACACTGCAATAAAGGCCGTGAAACAGCTCAAGGACTCTTTCATCCAGCTCGATGGCGTCGGATCTATTTTGTCCGGTGGCATCCTTGCAGCAGGGATTTACAAGATAATTACCCTCAGCAAGAAAGCGTATGATTCAGTCAAGGCGCTGAGTACCAGCGTCAGCTCCATGGGGGCGCCTAAAGTAGGCGGTGGCCTTGCTACTACGGCGGGGCAGGCCATGGGAAGCATGACCATCAGCGCGGGAACTGTCATTGTCAACGGTAAAAGCGTTGCGGGCGGTGCTGGTAGTGCCGCGGGCGGTGGCGTTGATATTGGAACCACTGCCGAAGGCGGCAAGGGAAAAGCGCCAAAAGGTAAAGCTCCTGCCGGTGCAGCAGGCAGATTATCCAGCGCGAGCAAATTGGCAGGCCGTTTGGCTATCCCACTTGCTTTGGCATCTGGGGCCATAGATGCATATAGCATTAGCTCCGAGAACGACAAGAGCCTTTCTGAGGCTCAAGCTCAGGTAGATAATGCTGGAACTACTGAGGAAAAAGATGCAGCCCTTGCAAACCTTGAACAGGTCAAGGGAGATAACACCAATCGCATGGGCGCTTCTCTGGGGAGCACAGGCGGAGCTATTGCGGGCGGCATTGCCGGCGCTAAAGCTGGTGCCGTTGGTGGTGCCGCTATTGGCTCACTGTTCGGCGGCGTCGGCGCGGCTCCCGGCGCTGCTATTGGTGGTGTTGTCGGTGGCATCGGCGGCGCTATTGCTGGCAGTGCTCTGGGCGAGGCTATCGGCGGGCAGGTAACGCAGATAAAACAGGCTTTTGCTGGTGCATGGGAATATGTGAAGGCAGGAGCCAATAACAACATCGAATATGTGTCGAACAAGTTCGGCGAGCTGGCCACTGCCGCAGGTAATGCCTGGGGCGGGGTTAAGGATGCCGCCAGCAACGAGTGGAACTACATAACTGGCATAGCTGGAAATGTGGTGCAGGGCGTAGAAGCTAAATGGAACGACTTCAAAGGCTGGGGCGCCGAAGCGTTCGCGCCCATCAAGAATGGCTTCATCAACGTGGCAAACTTCATGGTAGGCTTAGCAGCCATCACTGTGGGGGCCATAGGTGGAGCGCTGGAACCGGTGGTAACGTACATCAACGATAACATCTGGACGCCTATCACAGAGACCGCAGGCGCGGCATGGGATACAGTCACGGCCACGGCCGCCGAAAAGCGGGATGGCATGATGGCTACCTTCTCCGAAGCCGCTGCATGGTTCGACACTTCGGTATGGCAGCCAATCACTGAAACTGCATCCACGGCATGGGGCAATATTTCTGCTTTGCCAGGTATGGCGGCAGAATGGGCCATGTCATCATGGACTGAGGTAACAGGATGGTTTGATGCTACTGTGTGGCAGCCGCTTTCCATGGCGGCAAGCTCTGCATGGGACATGGTTACTAGCGCGGCAGGAAATGCCTGGACTGGTATCACTTCTTTCTTTGCTCCGGCCGCTGCGTGGTTCGATGGCACCGTGTGGCAGCCAATCTCAACGGCAGCCGATGGCGTGAAAAGTGCCATAGTGAATGCCTTCCAGTCAGCGTGGAACGCAGTCACAAGCTTGTGGAGTGCAGCAGGTTCGTGGTTTGAAGCCAATGTTATTGGCCCCATCAGGGAGAAATTCAACTCCATTGCCTCCATCGGTGCAAGCATTACCGGATGGGGCGGCGGTGGCGATGGCCCACATCACGCAAGTGGTACAAGCTGGGCACCAGGCGGCTTTACGGAAGTCAACGAGCACGGCGGCGAAATCATCGACCTGCCGAATGGCTCCCGAGTCTACCCACACGCCACCACTGTGAAGATGCTCAACGAGCAAATGAAGAAATCCATGCCTACGGCTCAGGCTTATGCTGGAGTCAATAATCTGGATTCGATGGCCAACACCACCGGATTCATGGATGGGGCACCTGCTGGGGATGCTGCGAGCGTTGCTTCTGCTGAAATGAACCTGCCGACGCAGGGTAATCAGATCGGCGATATTATCGGCCGGCTGAAGGATATGCTTCCCACCCAGCAGCAGGAGAAGAAGGAAGCTGGCAATGTAACCATTACCGGCAACACCTTCGAAGTGAGAGAAGAAGCTGACATTGATAAGATTGCCTATAAGCTCTATGACCTGATGGCTGGAGCCCAGGCAAACTACAATGTGACCTAAAAAAGGAGGGAGCTGAAGGTATGAGCTTCATGAGCATATGGAACACACTGAATAATATAGGCTCCTTCCTTTTGGGAGGCGGCAATAAGCGGCAGATTGTTTTGACCTGTGATGGGGAGAAATTCACACTCCCTGTCACACCGGCAAAATATGAAGTCACGACCGGCCAAAATAACAGGGTAGTCGATATTCTGGATTACGGGGAGGCGGTGCTTTTTGGTAATCCGCAAGTTGTTAAATTATCTTTCTCATGCTTTTTTCCTAGCACTACTCATGATTATCCTTTTGTTGTCGGCGATTCGCTCGAGCCGAGTGATGCAGTCGAAAAGGTAATCGGCTGGAAGGAAGCAAAGAAGCCCATCCGGGTAATTATCACAGATTCGCCTTTCAATAAGGCCATGGCCTTGAATAAGTTCACTTACAGGGAGCAGGATGGCTCCCGCGACATCTATTACACAATGGAATTCGTGGAGTGGAAAGACCTCAACACGCCAATGGCCAATAATGATGCGCAGGTTGACGATAAGACTGGCCTGAAAAAGCGGGGAGTTGAGAAGATACCACCTAAGCCTAACGCAGTAGCCAGGGCAAGGGATGCGGTGGAAGCCAGCAGGCGCCTTTATGGGAAATTCGATAAATGGCGAAGGGTGGCAGCCAATCCCCGACAAGCTGCTGCAGAAGCGGCAAGGTCCGCAATGCGAAGGAGGTAAGCGATGCAGGTTTTTATTGTAGCTGCCAAGAAGGTGGATGTTTCCCGCCTGCTTGAAGGTAAAGTGACATGGAGCGGCTCCCGCATCCAGGTGGCGAGGAAATTGGAGTTTACGCTGGTGCAGGATGACCGCGATCCTAATATTCCTGTCATTGAATTTGAGAACGGCTACACTGTGCAGGCTTATGACGATAACAAGGAGCTCTTTTTTGAGGGCAACATTTACCGGATTGAGCGCAACCGCAAAGCTGGGAAAGTTTCCGTCGTGGCTCTGGACCACCTCCATGTATTGGGCGTTTCCAAGACCACGAGAAAGTTTACCAATGCCAAGCCTGAAGACATTGCGACTCAGATATGTAATGAGCTGGGTGTTATCGTTGGCGATTTTGCCAAGACCGACACACCGGTCACATTCATCGCCAATGCCAAGACAGGCTATCAGATAATCCAGTCAGCTTATTTCGAGGCAGCCAAAAAGACCAAAAAGAAATATCATCCCATCATGAATGGGGCAAAGCTGGATGTCATCGAGAAGGGCACATTGATAAAGGATGAGGAAACCGGGGAGAACTACACGGCAAATTCGGCCACCAATATGACCGATAGCGTTTACCGCGAAAGTATCGAAAAGCTCATCAATCAGGTCCTTGTTGTTGATGACAAGGGCAACATGGTCAACATCCAAAAAGATGATGAGTCAATCAAGAAGTATTCCATGTTCCAGACAGTCTATAAAACTGATCCGAACAAGGACACCCAGGCGGAGATAAAAGACATCTTCGAAAAGAATAAGATTGACCGGGGCGGCTATATCACTGTCCTGGGTGATTATCGCGTGAAGTCATCTTATTCCATCATCGTCCAAGATTCCCTGTTCAAGGGCCAATTCTGGGTAAAAGCTGATACCCATACATTCATCGATGGTAAGCACGAAATGAAGCTGGAGCTTGAATTCGAGAACATCATGAACGAGGAAAAGGCCGAGCAGGAAAAAGAGAAGAAATCTAAGCAGAAGAAAAAATAAAAAGGAGGCGAGATTGTGCCGGATGAAATCCCGAGCGCTGCGCATTCTGCAGCCATGATAGTGAATTTACAGCATCATATTGCTGATGAACATAAGCAGCTTACACCTACGGTGGGAAAGGTGCTTACTCCGCCACCGAATTTGTCTGTCGAATGGAATAACATCGTTATTACAAAAGAGCAGATATATCTCAACGAGTATTGGCTGCCGGGGCACACACGGCACATTGTAGGCGAAACTGATTTTCGCGGTGGCGGCTCTGGGGATCCAGCGTATGAGTCACATAGCCATCCCATCGATAACGATGAGACATGGACAGATACCTTGAAACCGGGGGATTTTGTCAGTGTGTACCCACAGGAGGGCGGCCAGCTCTTTATCATTGAGAATAAGTTGGTGAAATTATGAGCAGTGAATTTCCTTTCGTCGGGAGTACAACGACCGTCGAAGACGAAGATTTACCACTCTTGAAGGAATATGCATGGAGCTTCGAAACCGACAAATTTATCTATGATGACAATGGTAATCATGTGATTGTAGAAGGGAATGAGGCTTTGAAGGTTTGGATCTATAAGGCGCTGAAAACTGAGCGATACGATTACATTGCTTATTCGTGGCAGTATGGCATCGAGCTTAAACCATTTATAGGCAAAGTGATGGGCGTGCAGGAAAGATTCAGTGAGCTCAAGCGGGTAATAACTGAGTGCCTGATGGTCAATCCTTACATTCTAAGCATTGATTCTTTCGAGTTTGGGCAAGAAAAACATGGCGAGACAGTGACCTTGAAAATGTCGCTGACTTCGATATATGGGGAGTTGACAATAGATGTATAGCGCAAGGGAACAGGAAGATATTCTGACCGAATTGCAAGGATACAGCGAAACGGCTGCCAGCAAAATCGAAGGCACCTTCGAAAATGATATGTTGGCCTCCAACTCCATCGAATTCGCCAAGATGGAAGTGGAGCTGGAACAGGCTTACAAGGCAGCCTTCGCCGAAACGAGCTGGGGCGAATATCTCACTATGATTGCGGCCGAGTTTGGCATAGACCGGAAGCAGGCCAGTAAAGCCACTGGCGTGGTCACGTTGACCGGCAAAGGCACTGTCAATGAAGGCAGTATGTTTGCAACGGCGGCCGGCATCAACTTTGTTACCACCGAGGAAGTCGAGGTTGATGGGAGTGCCCAGGTCAAGATTGAAGCGGCAGCCACAGGCTCAAAAGGGAATGTGCTGGCGGGGGCAATATCCTTTATCCCTATGTCGATTCCCGGCATAACCGCAGTGACGAATGAGAACGCCACAGAGGGCGGCTATGATGAGGAGAGCGATGAGGATTTACTGGAGCGCTACTTCATAGCAGTCAGGACTCCGGCCACCAGTGGCAACAAATGGCACTATTACAATTGGGCCATGTCAGTGGATGGCGTAGGAGACTGCAGGGTGCTTCCCTTGTGGGATGGCCCTGGCACTGTGAAAGTAGTTATCGTGGACAGTAACCGGCAGACTGCAGCGCAGGAGCTCATGGATAGTGTCTATGAGTATATCGAGTCGGTGCGGCCCATCGGTGCTACTGTGACGGTGGCCACTCCGGAGATATTGCCTATCACGGTTACGGCTGACATTGAGGGCACACTGGATGCCGAGGCTTGCAAGGGCGAAATCAATGCGAGACTGGCAAAGAAGGCATTGTCCCTCACAGACCTTTCCTATGCTCAGGTCATTGATATTATCATGAACCAGTCGAGCGTGGAGGACTGTGATAATGTCCTGCTGAACGGCGAGAAGCGCCTGACCTTCGGCCTTGACACCTTGCCAGTAGTTGAGGAGGTGGTGGCAAGTGTTATTTCTTCGTGAACTTCCGGCTGACCTCAGCAGATACCTGCCAAAGTTCCTACTGAGTGATGAGAGCTTTCGGAAGACGCTGGCGGCCTGCAGCACTGAGCATGAAAAGTATAGGCTGCTGGTGGACGATATAACCAACCAGTTCTATGTGAATACCGCCACATGGGGCCTTGCAGACTGGGAAAGGATTCTGGCGTTGAAGCCGAGCCCTTCCGATGATTACGAGAAGCGCCGCAAGCGCATCTTGCTCTACCTGCAGAGTCATCAGATTAGCACTGTGGAGTATTTGGAGGGACTGGCCGACCGCTACATTACCAACGGCAAAACCCACATCACAGAGCATAACAGGGAAAGCTTCTTCAATATCTTCATCGATAGCGAAGACCTGAAAAGCCTGCGTGTGGATCGCGCTGGCCTGCATGAAGCGATTGACCTTTATAAGCCAGCCCATCTGGACTATCGGCTGATTGCTATCCCAGGCAGGCGATTTGCTTTGAACCGCTGCGGCCCGCTGGTAAGAGTGGATATTCCTGGCAGTGAGTGGACGGAAATCAAGCAGCACATCATCTTTGATAATGGGCTGAATGGCTCCGGCGAGGTTGAGACTTTCGAGGAAAGCGAGACCACCACCACCCAGCATACCAGTTATGTGTTCGGCTCCGGCACTACCAATGGCAGGCTGAAGCTGAACCTGTCCGGGGAATATTCCTCTGAGCAGAAAGACCTGGGCGGCGATGTCACAGACCGCTGGTATGTGTTCACTGGAGCGAAGACCAATTCGAGGGCTTCCCCCATCACGAATAATGCCGCGAAAGAGGAACGGAGCAGGACATACCATGTGGCTGACTGGCAAGATGTTATCAACCGCCACGGCAAGGCCCTCAACGCTGCGGGCGGCGGTAAAGCAAGGCGTTGGACTACCAGCGAAACAAGAACATGGACAGAACGCAGGTACAAGCGACCTGCTCCTTTTTATGCCTTGAATAAGCTGGGGACCAAAACCACCACCCGGCAGGATGTGGGGGAAGATGTGGAGCTGGAGGAAATCATCTTTACTGGTGGCAACATCATGAATGGTGGCCGGCCAATACATCGGCAGGAAGAAACCACCAGCACCAAGACGATCCTTTCCACCATCTTTGTGGATGAGGGGCGGCTCAATGGCAAGGGCATAGCCAAGGCCAACGATGCCGAGAGTCGGCAGGACAGTCGCACTGAGAGCGCCACTAAAGTCAAGGTTATATCGACCTTTATGGGCGGCACGCTCAATGGTGGGCTGGTGGCCAATGGCTGCCAGCATGAAATCAGGAGGCGAACGGTCCACATCTCCCGCTGGCGCGATGTGGTCAAGCGTAGCGGGGCCACATTGACCAACAATGTCAAGCACCACACCACCACGGAAGAAATCAAGCATACAATCCCAGGCAGGACTGAGAAGAAGTTTAACCCTCAGAAGGGGACGCTGCTTAATAATCATGCCGTGCTGGGATACATGACACTTTAAGGAGGTTATAAAAACATGAGTGAAAACATCGTGAAATATTCCGGGGACAGCACTTCCCGCGAATTATGGGAGAACGGCCCCACGGCTGCCACAGGCTTTTCCAGAGTGCTGAGCCCGCAGCAGCGCAACTTTTCCATGGTAGCTTACCAGCAGGCAAAGCCGCTGCTCGATTCAGAGCTGAACCTGACTCAGCAGATTCAGAACAAGCTCCGAGCTGATATTCTGAGGACTCTGATGAAGCCGGGCATCATAACGCTGGATGTGACTACCAACGTAACGGACAAAAAGAACACGCTGCGGATCGGCAACGCGGCCGCCCACCTTAACGGCTGGATTATCCAGATGTATGGGCAGAACCGCAGTGATACGCAGAGCGATATTGTCTTCCCCGAGGCACCGAACAACGGCACCCGCGAAGATTTGGCCTTCCTGGAATGCTGGTTCGAAGAAGTCGCTCCGACTGGCAGCCCTGAAGACGATAGCGAAAGTGTATATAAATATGGCGGCGTGAATTCCGGCACAGTGGCCAACGACATCCTTGACGCTACGGCAGAGGATGAAACAACCCGCAGAATTCAGCTTCGCTGGAACATCCGAACGGTAACGGATGTAAACTTCACGAACTACCCGAAAGGCGTGACCGATAATAGCCGGGTAAAGGGCAGAGGCGGCAACACGAGTGATACAGATTACTCTTTCAGTGCCGTGGGCGATGGCCTTTATCGTGCTGGCGATGGCACAAGCGCAGCTTGCACTGCACTGCACTGCGTTGATGGCTATGTGTACGCCATCCCGCTTTTCCAAGCACATCGCAGAAATAAAACGGCCTACGATGCCACCGAAAACCCTTATGGCGCTCCTGCCTATGGTTCGGGCGTGGAAATCAACACTGGACTGTATCATGACATCGTGGATGCCCGCGATGTAACCCCACTTTATCCTGTCGCTACTGCATACCAGCAGGCCAGCGACAAGGCAAGCGATAAGGCCATCATGCAGGAAATCTTCCAGCAGTTGCACCAGCAGGCCAGCGAACTGGAAGCGTGGAAGACTCAGCGGCACCAGCAGGGCGTGGCCACGATCTACAACAAGTTCGTCATCGGCGGCGCAGTGGTCAATGCAATTGCAGGCACCCGCAATGTTAAAGTAACGAAAACAGGCACCTATGTGGCAGGCAACTATTCCTTGCTTTATGTAGATGGCCATGTGATTTCGATTGATGACACCCAGGACAGCGTGGCAGCAGTTCCGACCAACGACGCGGCAGAAAGCAAATATTATTATGCTTACATCGATGGATCCGGCGAAAACTACACGGTCCAGATTGGCGCAGAGGTTCCTGATGGCAAACTGGGGCTTTACCGCATCACGGTCCCTGCTGGTGATAACGCTGCCAACCTCAATTCTGTTTCCTTCACGGACATCCGCAGAGTTGAGCCCGGCTACCGGAACTACTACAACAATCTGCCCAGCGTTCGTGTGGAACTGCCGCAGGATGCCATCGGCACCGACTATGGCGTAGAGCTGGCGGTGGAAAGCTCCACCAACAACCGCAGCACTGTCGTGGAAGTCACGCAGAAAGGCGCTGGCTATTTCATCGTCACGAGCCGTGGCACGGCTGATAACATCGTTGTTCGTTGGACTCTTACCCAGCCCAAAGCGTAAGGAGGTAATGCATAATGTTCGTCCATAAAGTAAAAAGAAAATGGCAGAAATGCAACTATGTCCCCTATGGGGTACAGGGCAGTGTGTTCTTCGCTGGCAAAGGCGAAAACACGGTCAGCATTGATCTCGAGGAGGCCCAGCAGGACCGCTCAACCACAGTGATTATTTCGCAGGATTACAGTGGCACGTTGACGGTGGGCGATGGCCCTCTGACTGCCGCCCTTATCGATATTCCTGCCGCGAAAACCCAGCTCGTGGAGACTGGAGAACTCAGCGATAAGGATGAGCCCATCAAAGTTGTGGAAAAAATCCCTGTCGATGTGGAAAACTGTTCACTGACTCTTTTCCCGCTGGAGTACCCGGTGGAAAAAGCTGCCGATAGCAATATGTAAGATTTGGAAGGAGATTAAAAACATGGAAAGCTTTATCATTGACAAAGACCGCAAGGCCATCGAACACGTTTCCGGGGGCAAGATGACTCTCATGTACGATAACGCTGGCAATCCCTCCGTGATGTGCGTTATCCCGAAATTCAACCTCGAGGATGTGGATGCAGACCTGGGTACTGGCGTGCATCCGGCTTTCATCGTGCATGGCAAGGAAGTGCCGGAAATCTTCATCAGTAAATATCAGAATGTCGTGGTAGGTGGCCGGGCTTACTCACTGGCTCATGAAGATCCGAAAGCTTACATCACTTTCGACCAGGCAAAGGCTGCCTGCGATGCGAAAGGCCGCGGCTGGCACATTATGAGCCGTGCTGAATGGGCAGCCATTGCGCTGTGGTGCAAAGCTAATGGCTTCATGCCGCGTGGCAACACGAACTATGGCAAAGCTTATGACGCAGCCCATGAGCGTGGCGTGATGGGCGGCGATTCCCGCACACTGACCGGCTCCGGCCCGCAGAGCTGGAACCATGACAACACTCCCTATGGCATTTCTGACCTCTGCGGCAATGTCTGGGAATGGAACGATGGCCTGAAAATCATTGATGGCCACATCTACATCCACGGCGAAGGCGGCACAGCTATGAATAATTTCGACACGAAGAATGTTGAAAATAGCACTGCTGGATGGGTAGATACTGGAGCTTTCTACATGGGCGATGGTATGAAAATCGGTGCTTCCCGGACGAACGCAAAGAGCTTTGATGGCAACTTCAAGGATTTGGTGGCTAACAGCGGTTTCACCATTCCTGCCTCTCTCAAAGCGCTGGCGGCAGCTCCTACATCCGGCAACACGACCGATGACCATTTCTACTGCAACACCGAAGGCGAACGTGTTCCGTTCTCGGGTGGCGATTGGGACCGCCTGGCTACTGCGGGCCTGTTCGCGCTGTATTTGTACTCCCCGCGCTCGCTCTCGCACAGCTCTATCGGCTTCCGCTCCGCTTATATTGCGATTTGAGCCTTGCTGATTGTGTTTTGCTGGGGCGGGCGATAGCCTGCCCCTTTAAATAAAAAATGGTATACCCTAGTTTATAAAGGACTGATTACGATAA